TCAGCACCATATTCTGTTCCTGCACGCTGGTTTTGGCCAGCGTCTCGGCTGTCTTGGCCCTGGACAGGCCAGCGTCGGCCACGGTCTTGATCGTGCTGGCGCGTGCCTGGGCAGCCTTGGCCACGGCTTCCTCTGCTGCGGCTTGCAGATACATCGTATTCGGGTCTTGAGGCTGGCCTTGCATTTCTTGCATCAGTTCCTCGGCCTCAGAATCAGTTGGCTTGACTACGCCCATTCGCAGCAGTTTCTTGCGGAAGTAAGCATTGGTGTCTGATAGGCCCTCGCCTTCCATATTCATCATTGCCATTGCCGTAATGACCTGCTGCGTTTCTGGGTCTTGGGTAAGCTGGAGCATTCCTGTCAGCGCTCGGACCGTGGCCGCGCGTTTGCTGCTGGATGACGGTCCAACTTCTGCCACAACATCAAATGTCGCTTCGCTCAAGTCGTTGCTCATCTTCATCGCGCCGGTCTCCTGGTCGATCATTGGCTGCATCAGTTCTACCGTGCCGGCCTCACCAGTCGACGCAATGGTCTTCATTTTGCGCTTGTCTTCGGTGTAAACCTCTCGCGCCATTGATAGCCAGATTTCGCCGCAGCGCTTCATGCCCTTGCTGAAATTCGACATGTAGATGAACGTCTGCATATCAACACGGGTCTGGATCATCTCCACCGCTTTGCCAGACATTCCCGAAACCATCTTGTCAGCACCTTGCGGGTTGCCGAGAATGTCTTGCATATCCTGCTCAGTGATCTGAAGCAGCGCGGCCATTGCCGGGGGGATTGCTGCTGATCGGGTGTAGGCAACCGGCCCACTGATTGTTTGCGCTCCATCTGCGCCGGTGATCGGGTTTACCAGCAGGTAAGGATAGTCCCGCAGATTGTCCTCTGCCCACATCACCTGGTGACCGGCAACCTGCTCTGGCGTCATGATGGGCTTCTCGATGCTGGACAATGCCGAGATCTCTCCCAGCTTGGACAGCTGCATATTCTTCAGGCGCTGTGCATCTTTAGCCAGGCGAACCGCACCCATGCACCTTTCGACGTTATCCACAAACCAGCGCTTGCCGTAGACAACGACGATGGGAATGCACTTGCCGGCAATGTAACCAGCGTCTTCCAGCACCTTGCCGCCACTCATGATGTATTTGCGAACGCGCATCCGTTTGATGCGCTTTTGACGCACCTCGCGGCTACCGATTGCCATTAGGGTTTCTTCAAGGGTCTCGTCGTCCGCAAAATCGGTCTGGCTGTAACGCTCTTCCGTGCCGTCAATTGCCTCAAATATACGGATGGTTTCCGACTTTTCCTCGATCTTGTAATACTCAGCGACAAAGACGATATCAGGCGTTGCCCAATCAAACTCGTACTGATGGATGATTTTCGGCCAGTCCGTCGGGTCGTCGTTGTAGATTTCCTTGTAACTGTCGCGGGTCATGCTGGTGACCACAAAGCAAAACTTGGCGTCACTCTTATCCTGGCGCTTGGCGTTCAGATCAAAGAAAACACTGCTATCGGCATCGTAGATTGGCTCAATACGAATGCGTTGCCTGTCGTTCTCGTCATCTTCCTCGTCTTCATAGACTGTCCGCAACCGCCATGCCCCAATGCCGCCGCCCACAGCTTCCTCAAAAGCATTGTCGTAGGCTTCATCGGCAACTGAGGCTTGTTCGTCAGCACGATAAAGGCCATCGCAGACTTCGGCCAGCTTGTCGTTCTCTGATCCGTCTTTGCTTACATAATCGACTGTAATCCTGTTGTTACGGTACTCATTGACGATCCGAATGACCGCCAACATGATTTTGTTTACTTCGAATTTGGGCTTGTTTTCATACTGGTCGTACAGCGGCCCTTCCCATTGCGCGCCACAAAGTGAATAGAAACGCCGGTCTTGCAGGCATTGCAGGCGCTCGTCCCTCAACGCAGTTTGAATGTCGTTGAACTGCCGCAGTGCTTCAGCGTGCAGGTTAGCAAGGCGTTGATCTTCGGAAATTCTGGCCATGTTTATCCTTGGTTGTCCGATTTTCTACCATTTGTGCATAGTCGGCAATGGCACGAAAGTCTGCGGTTTGACAACAATTGCCCGTCTGATTCCCTCGCAAGCATAACGCAGGGCATCAATAACGTGATTTTTCTTGTCTTCCAGTATCGGCAGGATTTTAGCCGTCAGCGGGTCTTGCTTGTAACTGTATAGGCTGAGTTCGTCAATCGTGTGCGTGCAGCGGGGGTGAACAACAATGTCATATCCCTTCAAAAACTCCACGCCTTCCTCCACCGATTTCGGGCCTTTTACTGCCGTCATAATCTTTGGAAAGCCGTTTTTCCGCATATGGCTGATTGTCTCGGGCCTGGCTGAATCTGCCACGATTGGCCATTTCTCAGCCTCGGGAACCTGCATAAACAGCTCTGGCGTGTTGACGATCTCGCAGCCAACCATGTAAGCCTCGTGATCAATATAGAGCGTGCGTCCAATGATGTGGCATCGCACCAGGACTGTCGGGTCAATCGCAAAGCCCCAGTCAGCGCCGAGGCGGTGGATAGCGTCTGGTGGTGCATCAAACTCGTCAATCTTCCAGTTCTTGAACACCCTAGCGCTGCTGTTTGTCAGGTAACTACCTTGCCAAACGTGCTGATACTTGTCTGGATCGCGCCGCTTGTCATACTCCATTTCATCTCTGAGTACCTGCGGAAACCAAGGGTTATCGCTAAAGTTGACCTTGATGACGGTTGCATCCTTCGGCGGTGTCGGGCCACGCAGCAGGAAATCTACCGGGTCGCTGTTCTGCCTCGGGTTCCAGGTAAACCACAGCTCTGAATCTGGCTTGCGGATTGTTGGGCGTAGCAGATCAAGGCTGGTCTGGGACAGACTCTGTGCCTCCTCAACCCAGGCGCAATCGTAGCCCTCCAGCGATTTAATGCTGTCGGCAGTGTGATTCTGCATCCCTTGGAAAATAATCGCGCCATCGCCCTTCTTGGCCTTTATAACGGCATCCTGCACCTCGAAGTACGCGCCGGCATTCATCGCCTCAATCTTTGTCTCTAGCAGCCGCTTGACGGATTGGTTCAGCGATTTCTGAATCTCTCGCACGCAGACGCTTCGCCGCTTCTGGTCAATGATGTGCGCCTCAATCATCAGTTCAGCGAACATATGCGACTTGCCAGATCCACGGCCACCCCATGCGCCTTTGTATCGGCTGGCTTCCAGCAGGGGCAATGCCCATTCGGGCGTTTGAAGTTGGAGAGTTGTCAAGATTTAACCACTATGCGCTCGATGCGCTGAACCAGGGGGTTTGCCGGGTCGCCAGATACTTCCAGCTTTTCGCCATATTTCCTCGGGGCCAGCTTGGACAGCAGCCATTTGCGCGTGTCAACCTGCAATTTGTGTTTCTGGATTGCTTGCCAATCTTTTCTGCCGTCGCCAGTTTCAGGGACTTCTTGGTCGCTCAGTTGCAATACTTCTTCAGCCATGCGCTCAATCAGGTCTTCTCTCGCGCGCGCATATTTTGCAGCAAGTTCGGCATCTTCATTGAGCCACAAGTTAAAAGTGCTTTGATTTACACCCGCAGCGGCACAAGATTTGAATGCGCTTAATCCGCTTTCCATGCCTTCCAGCACTTTGGTACAGATTTGCTCTTTGTCGGTGTATTTTGATTTACCCATTGATTCTCCATTGGACAAGCCAAGCGGGTGATATCCCCGACTTCAGCCATCTTTCGACTACTGCACCCATAAGGTCAGGCTTACATTTCCAGAGCGCCCGTATCGTTGGGCTAATCGTCACATCACCGTTCTGCTCTGTTCCTGAGATACCGCCTGCAAGTTCTCGCGCTGGCTTGTCAGTAAGCGCATCACTTTTCTCGATAGCAACCGTAACAGGGTTCATTGTTTCGCCATCAGCAATCGGTACTGGAACGCAAAAAGCCACTTTCTACTGCGTTCTGATGCTGCAACATCAGTTCCCTTGTGGGGTAACGCATGAGAAAATGGCCTCATTTGGTCTTGTGTTGCAGCACTTGACGTTGAAATTATAGCCAGTTTCATATTTTCTTGAAAAATGGCCAAAAACACCACAGCAGCAGGAGCCAAGGCACACCGAACAGACCCAGCATAAACAGACCCATCCCGAATCTGTCGGTCATCATTGCAATGCCGCCCAACAAGATCAATGCGCCAAGTACCGCATAAAGCCTCACAATAATTGTCCTGATCACTGCAATGCCCTCATGGTTCGCTGGTGTGCTTTCTGCCACATTTCCTGCCTTTCGAGTTTAGTTAGTTTAACACCTTGGTCTATTTCCCAATGGCATTTCAGGCATAACGCGGCCACCAGGTTGTCATCAGCTTTGATGCCCCGTCCCTTTCCTCCGCCCCAGTTGCTGTGTGCTGCCTGCACCATTTCACCGCTACCGCAGTGCTGGCAATCCAGCTGCGCCACCCGTTTTAGCAATGCTTTGTCGCGCACGTACTGGTGTTTAGGAAACATCAATGCCCTTGTCTGCTGACCAGGCCAGCAAGAATTCTATGAACTCGCTGCTCTCCGCTGTCGTGAATTTGTGGCTTTGCAGGCCAAGCTGGACGATTCTCTCGCCATCCAGACTCGGGCAGACTTTGCCGATATTGCGGTTTGTGTCGTGCGCCCACTGGTCAATCAATAATCTTTTCCAGTCGTCTGCTGTCCAGGTGCTGCCAGCCGTGGCCATTTGCTTGGCTATTTTGTCGATCATGCTGTGAAACATTGCGTTTTGTTCCACGCTGCGCTTGCTCTGCTTGATTTCAATCGTCATCCGGTGGCCTGCCATCAGCATTGATTTCAGCATCGGCCAGACAACGGTCATCATTTCTTTGTGCGCTTGGACGGGTTCCCAACAAGTGACTTTCATTTCAAAACTCCAATCATGCGTAAAGCGGCCTCAGAGCCGTCAATTCTCGCCAAGGTACTGCCAGACCAATTCTTAAAAAAATCGTCTTGTAGGGCCGTTAAACGCTTCCTAGGGCCATCTTTGACCTCAACCAGAAACGTATGGCCTTTGTAGCCGACTAAAAGGTCAACAGGTAGGCCAATGATCCAGACGCAAGCGCCAGCTGCCCGTAGTGCTGAAACGATCTCTTGCTGGTTTTTGTCAACCCTGGCTGCGTGTCTCATTTCAGCGCCTTAATTCGCTCGATGATCATTGATCGCAATCCCGGAAAATCTTGTTCCAATTCCCGAAAGCGTTGAAGTAGGTACTCGCGGCGTCCATCCTTGAGGGCTTGATCCCCACCAGCTAACGCCATCAGTGCGTATGTCAATATCAATGTCTCCAGTGAGTTCAAGTGCGCTTGTGATGTCGGCTTCGGTGTGGTCATGGCCTGCTCTGGTTTCGTCTAGCAGCTTGTGGGCTTGGTAGTAGTTCATGCTTTTTCCTTCCATTCCCCGCACCAACTATCCCATGCAACACTTGGCTGCGACCAAGCAAAACTCTGCAAGTGGTCTTCACCTTCTGTATCCATTTCAATCGGTTTAAATATGTAAATTGGTGGAAATCTTTTGCAAAAACGTCGATCATCTTTCAGATCATCTAACCAGTATTTGCAGTTTTCACAGTTTTCATCAATCATGCTATTCCTTTTGTAGCTATAACGTCAATATCCATGCGGGTTAGAGGCATATTTCACCATTATTTACTGAGAAGCTGCCAGGCTGTTGCGGCACAAAGTGGAACTTGTCCGTTTCCAATGGCTTTAAGTCTGTCCACCCTAGCGGCCACCCCATCAGCCACTCTACCCACGTTGGGTTCAGTGACCCAGTTGTCTTTGATTGACCAACCACTTTTCCCAAATCTGGACTTTGACGGTTTGATGTTCCCTCCGTTTTTCCGTCTTTCCAGTCCCGTGTTTTCGGGCTGGGCCACATTCTTTGACCCACAATCGTTTTTAAATTGGCTTTGCGTTTTTCGTTCCATGCTGCCTCTGGAGATATTGTTGCTGCCATTGCTGAACAACTCCGTGGCGTCGGCCAAGTCCCTTTGGCTATTGCTGATTTGCGACTGTTGCTGCTCCCGTTCAGTCCTTGCATGGTTGGAGTTGGCAACAATCCAGATTCTGTCCCTTTGGTGATTTGCGCCAACGTCTGCTGCTCCCAACACTCCCCATTTCGCATCAAACCCCATTGCGGCCAAGTCTCCAAGAACGGTTCCAAGTCCTCGAGAAGTGAGCATTGGTGAGTTTTCCACGAACGCGAATCTGGGTTGTACGTCGTGAATGATGCGCGCCATTTCTCGCCACATCCCGCTGCGCTCTCCGTCAATTCCAGCCCCCCCCCTGCGGCTGAGATGTCTTGGCACGGAAACCCGCCCGATACAACGTCAACAATTCCTCGCCACGGCTTGCCGTCAAAGGTTTGTACGTCATCCCAAATCGGGCAAGGCGGGAGAAGGCCGTCATTTTGTCGGGCGCACAGTACGCTTGCTGGGTAGGGTTCCCATTCAACAGCGCAGACTGTTCGCCATCCGAGGAGGTGTCCCCCAAGTATTCCTCCACCAGCGCCTGCGAAAAGAGCCAGCTCATTCACCATTCCTCCTTCTGCTGGTCGGGTTGTTTGTACCAATCGGCAACAGGTTTCGTCAGCAGCTGGCGGTCAGCCCATTGCTTGTAGGTCGATGTGGATTGATTGACAGGCTTAGATCCCCACTGGTGATGCGAACACTTCGGTGGAGATCCTTCCAGGCGTACCGACCACAAGTTAAAACAGCCGTTAACGCTGCAAAGCAGATCTGATTTGCCTTCAGGAATGTCGTCTTTTTTGAAATTAGTTAGTGCCATGATATTTTCCTTCTACGATTTTTGCAAAGTTGCTGGGTTTGAGGATCCATTCCAGATCAGCCGTGAACGCTCGCCCGTCTTTGCTGTTCACCTTGCCAACCAGGAATCGAGATTTTTGAATGTGTCCAAAGAAATCGTTGAACCAGTCCAGCACCGCGCTTGCGCTGATCGGCTTGTCTTTGCCCAACTCTGCCGCTACTTCACGCCAGCGTTGCCGTAAGTAGCCTTGCCTGGCAGCATTCCAGACTTCCACCCGGCGTAGTGTTGGCAGCTGCTGGTGATA